CTACTGGTGACTATATCCTAGGTCATCATATACAGGCAACAGGTGACGCACATCCATTCTCAACTGGTGATTTTATTGCAGTTGAAGATAACAGCACATCACCCGCTATTGATAGTAACTTTCTTTCTGCAGGAACTGCAGGTAAAAAGATCACTGCTGTCACAGGAAATACAATCGCTACTGATATCGATTCATCAAGTGCATCAGCAGATTATACTTTTGCTTTCTCAGGTCCTCAAGCGATCGTGAAAAGATGCATCAAGATCGTAGCTGCAACAAGTGCAGTGATCATTGAAGAAATTCAAGTCGTTGGTGGCTAATGCAAGAGGCGAAGAAATACTACGGAGGTAAGGACACCAAACCAAAAGGTTTTGGTGTTCCCGAACTTGGTCCTGTTAACCAAGAAGCAGAGAGAATTATCCGTGGTATGAAACGTCAAAGTGGATCTAGATTTAAAAAACTGTATGGTAAGCGTGACAAAGATGTCATGACTTTAACCGCTAACAAACTGGCACTAAAAGACAATCTGAAAGTTATGTATTACAAAGATTTCATAGATTTAGTTGAAGGTAATCCTACTACTAGGATGCTGACAAAATCTAAAACCCAAACTACTGGGAATATTTCTGCTGATCGTGGTACAGATGAAAAGAAAAATAGAGCAAGTAGAAAATCACTTGAGAAAGATCTCAAGAAGAAAGGTATTGGATACAAAAAAGGAGTCGGAGAATATAAATATTCATCAGGTGAAGGCACAGGTCGTGAGGTCTCATACCAAACAAGTCCTGGCAAGGGAATGTCCAAGCGTCGTTTCGGCAAAGTCATGCGTCGTCTTGGTAGAAAGCATGGTCAAGAATCAGTAATCACTAAGAAAGGTGATAAACCTGCAAGATTACATGATACTGAAAAGAAAAAACCTGATAAGTCTTTTACTTTAGGTAAATCAAAAGCAGGTAAAAATCCATCTGGTATGGGAGAAACTTCTGGCACAAAAGTTAGAAGTGGAAAACTATCTAAGAAAACCAACAAACCTGCAATCCATTATGGCAAGTAGCATTACTGAAATCGCAATGAAGACTGATAAGAAGGTTCCTCTTGGACGTAAGAGTAATCCTTATGGAAAACGTGCTATACTAAAGATGCTTATTAAATCTGTTGCTGAAAAACAGAGATCTAAAGCTGGTGTTACATCTGAAGAAATGACTAAATCACAAATTAAAAAACGTGATGAAATTGCTGATTCTATGAGCACTAGAGAGTTTAATAAGAGATACGGTAAAGAGCGTGGGAAAGATGTTAAATATGCGACTGCTACTAAACTGGCAATGAAAGAAATTGCCTACAATAAAAATGTTGAAATTGTAATGAGGCACAATGGTATTCAAAAAATTAAGGGGAAAGAAAGACCGAAGAACTTGGGACATGGTTCAATTAATGAAAAATCCAAAAGTGGTGATAGTTCTTTGCGTGACTGGTTTTCTAAGAGTAAGTCTTCTGATGGTACCCCTGGTTGGGTTCAGTTGGGTGGGAAATATGCAGGAAAACCCTGTGCCAAACAACCAGGACAAACAACAAAACCTAAATGCGGTTCCTCTAAAATGAAAAGAAACCTAAATAAGAAAGAGGAGGATGCAGCCTTTCGTCGCAAAAACGCAAAAGATCCTAATCCAAATAGAAAAGGAAAAGCAATCAACGTGAAAACAGAATCTACACAAATACACGAAGGCGAAAAAGATGCATGTTACCATAAGGTAAAATCACGTTATTCAGTTTGGCCAAGTGCTTATGCAAGCGGTGCACTTGTCAAATGCCGAAAAGTTGGTGCAAAGAATTGGGGAAACAAGAGTAAGAAAGAAGAATTTGAAGGAAACAAATCTTTCCAAGAATTTCAAGAAGCAGGAAAGAAGTGTTGGAAAGGTTATGAGAAAAAAGGAACCCAAACCTTATTCGGCAAGACGTACAATCGCTGCGTAAAGAAGGAAGAAAATGAAATCGAAGAAGGAGCAGCATGGACAAAAAAGTCAGGAAAAAACCAATCTGGGGGACTTAACGAAAAAGGCAGAAAAAGTTACGAACGCGAAAATCCTGGATCTGACCTTAAAGCACCTAGCAAGAAAGTTGGAAACCCCCGCAGGGCGTCCTTCTGTGCTAGAATGAAGGGAATGAAAGCAAAGTTAACAAGTGCTAAAACAGCGAGAGATCCAGATAGTAGGATTAATAAATCACTTAGAGCATGGAACTGCTAAATGAAAGTTTGTCCTAAGTGTGATGCAACTTGGATAGAAGGACAGTTATATTGGTCAACAGGTAAAGAGGGATGTCCTCATGATCTTGCAGGTTTACTCTGTAATGGTTATGATGATGACAGTTGTATAAACCCATGTAAAGGATCTGATAGTGGTCAGACATGGGAAATTCGTCGTGCAATGATTAAGTAATTATTACATGTATAGATAGTACATATACCTATTAATATGTTAAGAGCATTTAATTCTATTGTATTATCCGTAACGGTAGCAATTATTGATTTCTTGTATCGTGGTAGAGACTTTCAAAGATTTTGGGTGCTTGAGGAGATAGCTCGAGCACCCTATTTTGCTTTTTTGAGTGTCTTACATTTTCGAGAATCAATGGGGTTACGCGGACCAGAACACATTTATCTAATGGAGGAACATTTTGGTCAAACACTTAACGAAACAGAACATCTTGAATATATGGAATCTAGGGGTGGTAACGCTTATTGGATTGATCGCTCTTTTGCCCGACACCTCGTCCTTATCTATTATTGGATTATGGTGGTTTATTACGGGTTATTTCCTATTTCTGCTTATGACCTAAATGAAAGAGTAGAGTGGCACGCTGCTCATACATATGGAGAATACCTAGAACGGTTTCCAGATGACGAGGACATTATTAGAATAAGAAATGATGAAATCAAACATGCTCAAGAACTATCTAATGCTATGGAGTTAATTAAAAAATGACAACAGAAACCTTTTCCGAAAACGATTATAAATTAATTATAGACGCACTATGGAAACGTCAAAGATGTTTTATCGCAGGTGATAAAATGTTTAGAAAATACGAATCTCTTATTAAGGAATTTGAACATGCCAGTTTATCGCGACTATGAGATTAGACTTAATCTCAATGAATTAATTGAACAAAGAATTCCAACTTGTGATCTGTTACATCCAGACCATTGTTTAACAGAATCTCAAGTGGCAGACATTGCTCATGATATTAATATGGATTTAGATTTACATCCAATCTTTCATCAAATTGATGATCATATTATGAGATATGTAAAAGCAGCTGGAATTAAAAATGAAGACCATTGGGTCGAGAAAAAATTAAAAGATCTGAATGATTAACTATGAAAGGAATGAAACCTACTGAATCTTCTGAACAACTTATTCAACGTTTTACTAAACGTACTATACAGTTATCTCAGAGAAAACAAGAACTTCAAGCAGCATATGATGAGTATGTAAAATTAGAAAGAGATTTAACTAGACTTGAAGGTTCTATGCAAGCAATCGAATATGTTGCTTACGGTAAAATGCCAGGAGATGGTAACCATGGAGGTATGAAAGACCATAACCCACATAAATAATAGGTGGTAAATGGAGTTGAAAGATCATGTCCCATTACACTGTTGGTTATCACGATAACCTAAATCATCATTATGAAATCTGTGAGTATGCAGACGATGCATACAACGCAATCAAGCAAGCAAGGGAAGACCTCAAAGGTTTTAATAACCCACATGCTGCTGAGTATTGTATCAAGGAGGATTAGTATGAATGGTAGATTAGATAAGGTCGCAATGACAGATAGACTTATGAAACTCAAACGAGAATTACACTATAAGTGTGAGATCGGAGAGAAA